AGTAGAAGTCAACAAAACTCTTTAGTTAAGAAGTTTTATGATGAGAAGCAGAAGATGAATCTGAGAAAGATTCAGAAGTTACCCATAAAAAAGACATACGACGAAAATGATTATATGAGTTTTGACACTCTAGAAGAGTTTAACACACGTAAACAGTGGAATCTCATAATTGAAAATGTGGTGAGGAATCCAAAGTTTTATTCGTGTGTAAGTTCCCTCAATAGAAAAACCTTTTCTATTAAGTAGAATGAAGTCCAAGGCTTACATTTTAATGCAAATTGGGGATCTTCTCGTGAAGAACAGGGGTCTCTGCGATGAAGAGGTGGAAGAGTGGATCAGGGAAAATGAAGGTAAAACCGTATATGAACTTTTAACACTAAAAAAAGAACTCTCTCAAAGCCGGGAGTACCAAGATGTATCTTGTATGAGATGGTTTAGAGAAGAGGCGCAATAACAAGGTATGTTTAAAAGGTGGTGCAATCAAAATAATTTTAACAATGCAACCAACTTATCGCATGTGCTCATGGACGGGGGTGTCCTTTCTGTGCCATTCGATAAATTGAATGACTTCTATGAAAAGTACATAGAAGCTGTCAAGAAGGGTGAGAAACTCTACGTCGTTGAACAGAAGACGGAGACGTATAATTTCTTCGTTGATATTGACTATAAGGATGAGAGATCTCTCACTATTGAAGAGATTCAAGACATATGTAAAGTCATCTGTGACAAAGTGAAACGCCACGGTGGTAAAGAGTGTCTCATCTCCATTTCACCTCCTAAAAAGGCGGGTACCCTCGTAAAAACGGGTGTACATCTCAACTGGCCAGGTTTTGTTGTGGATCAGGGTTCAGCTTTGGCGTTGAGAGAACATATATTAGTAGCACTCTCAAAGGCAAAAGGTGCGATGGATTGGAATGAGATTGTGGACTTGGCAGTGTACGGTGACATTAGGAGAAAGTCAAAGGGGAGTGGATTTCGTATGCCGTGGTCTCACAAGATGGCTAAACATCAGCCGTGTGGTGGTCAGGGTTGCGAAGAGTGTGGTGGTACGGGTAAAATCGTTCAGGTTGCTTATCTCCCCGTTTTCATGTATAAACATGGACCTTTGAGTACCCTTCTCAAGATTGATCAGCAACCGAATATTGATATCCTCAAGATGTCCGCTATACGAACAAATGAACCTCAACACATAACTGTAGAACCCCCTTCTAAAGTTATCAGGGAGGGTACATTTACAGATACACAGACAAAGGATGAGGTTCAAAACGATGAACTCCGGGGTCATATAGAGGAATTCATCCAGAAGAATATGGAGGGGCAGCGTATATCAGTGGTGACAAAGATATTCAAACATAAGGAGACGTACCTCGTTTCAACCAATTCCAAATACTGTGAAAACCTAAAGAGACCTCATAGTTCAAACCATATATGGTTTCACATCAGTGGTTCTGTGATTGCTCAAAAATGTTTCTGTAGATGTGAGACTATTAGGGGTAGGAGGGACGGTTTCTGTAAAGACTTCTATGGTCGTAAACATCAACTACCCCTCAAAATAGTTGAAAAAATGTACCCAAAAAAGGAGGACCTCAAGAAGTGTCCCGAAATTAAAAAGTTTGAGGAAAAGCCTCAAATCAAACAAACTGATGTGAAGAAACCGTTGGAGTCATTTATGCACAGGTGTATGAAATGTCCAGAAGACACACGTGTCGTGAGTATCTCGCGACAGAAAAATGTGTTATCGGTTTTAACGACTGCTACGTATTGTGAAACTATTAAAGGTAACCACGAGGGGTGCACGATGTCATATGTCATAAAAGGAACCAAGATAACACAAAAATGTCCGGTTTGTAAAAAGAGTACAGCAAGAACCTATGAGTTGAGTGGTAGTGTCAAACAGGGACTCAAACCGACACCCTAGATACAAATATTAAGTTTCATCAAAAGATACTTAAAAAACAAGAGTCTTTATGTATATAATGGTACAGACGCGTACTCGCACCGGTAGAAAGATAAAGAAGCCTGAGCTTTACACTCCAGAAGAGACTGTTTTGGAAGATGACTATACATTAGAAGAGCATGATTCCGATTTTGGATCCGACCTTGATACAGAAGATGAACTGTATTCCGATGATGACAGTGAGGACGATGAAGACGATGGGAGTCTCAAGGATTTCATCGTGGATGACGACGAGGAAAGTGAGGAAGAAGACACTTAAAAAAAACAATGCCTATATAAAAAATGGAGACTGATATAGGAAATCCAATTGATTACGATCCAACTATGGATCCTCTCAATAAGAATGAAGAGAAACATGAAGATAGTACACCTATAAATGATACAATGGTCCATGACCAATCATACTATGTTCATCCTTCGGAAATGATGTATCACCCACAACAGCCGGAGAAAAATGATTTTTTATCCAACGTTGACAAGTCTACTTGGATCATAGCCTTTGCCGTGTTCTTATTGGGCTTTTTCATGGGGAAAACCATGCAACCTGTTATTCTTAAGTACGCTTAATTTCGTTTAAACGTCTCTGTAATTTCTGTTCTCTCGTTTCATCTGGAACTTCTATTTTACCGCTCTCATGAGGGAATCCGTATAACCATTGGTCATCAGAAACACTTGAGTATGGTTCAAATGACCCAATATCACCATAGACGGGTTGTAATTCACCTGTTATATCACGATCCATGACCTGAGTGGGATATCTCGGCATTATGAACGCATCCCTAGTATCCTCAATAAAACCCTTTGCTGTACTCACTTTGTTTTTTGAATTGAAGTCAATATTGAATTTTAAATACGGTTCAAAAAACAAAACGAAGAATATACTCGTCAAAATGATAGTAACAACTATTTTCCACATTTTGTTTACTGTATGTGGATATTTTTTAATTAGTTAGAAGAAACCTCTGGTTCGCCCTCCTCTTCAGATTCCTTGATGGTACCACTCGTGGAAGCCTCAGCTGCAGCCTCGGCCTCGCGCTTCTTGCGTCGCTCCTCAACCTCCTTCGCGACAATCTCGTCAGCCTCCTTGACGAGGTCCTCCATCTGGGCATCGGGCTTCTCCTTCTTGAGACGCTCAATGACATCAGCTGGGTGACTGAGAGGTGGCTCATCAGGCTTTGTATAGAACTTAGAGTTCTCATCACCTGGTTTGAGAAAGCTCTTAGACTCCATCATGTCACGCTTACGCTCGTTGAAGAGGCGGGTGGCCTCACTTTGGTTCTCCTTGTAACCAATCATAATCTCCTCAAGCTTCTCGTTAGTGTAATGGACATCCTCAATCTTTAGAGGATCAGGTGGGATGAGAAGCCACTTGTACATGTCAACGACATAGATATCAAAGGTGGAATCCTCCTTCTGAAGACGCTTCGCGTGGGAGGCAGCCTCGTCACGAGAGGCGAAAGCGCCGCGAATCTTAATACCAAACTTATCATTCTTCTGGGGAGCCTCAGGGCCTACGACGGAAAGGCACGCATAGAGCTGTCCGGGGACGGTAGTGTAATCCTGCTCGAGAGACATATTATACACTATACAGTGTCCAAAACTTTAAGCCAACTTAAAAGAATTATGTTATTGAATAATAATGAGAACTTTTTGGGATAAGCAACCGGTTCCACAAGAAGGTGTCAACTACGAAAAGGGACGGGAGATTGAAAAGGATAAGAAAGTTGTTGAAGAACCTATAAAGCTTCCCGATGGATTTTCATGGAAAGTGTGTTCCGTTGAAGAAGCCCATCCACTTCTTACCAATTATTATTTGGCGAATGAGAGTAATATTCTTAGGTATTCTCTAGAAACCCTGAAGTGGGCAGCTGAGTCACAGGGTTATGAAAATAGGGGTATTGTTCGTGACGAGACGCAAGAACTCATTGGGTTCATATCTAGTGTTCCAAACAAGGTGCGTGTTTGTGAAGACGTACTAAACATGGTTCAGATTAATTTCCTTTGTGTCCATGATGATTTCAGAACTATGGGTTTTGCACCACTTTTGATAGGTGAGATGAAACGAATCGCTAATACAAAGGGTGTGTGGCAGGCTGTATACACAGCTGTGACTAAAATACCAACACCCCTTGTGAAATCAACATATTGGCATCGTATCCTCAATGTCAAGAAACTTTCGGATATCGGATTCTACAAGGTTGCAAATAAAACGAAACAGAAGTATCTTGAAGTTCGCGGTACTTCTCAGTTTAGGAAAATGCATACAGGGGACATTCCGAGGGTCACCAAGATATTACAAAATCATTTCAAGAAGTTCAAGATTGCCCCAGTGATTGATAAAACTTGGGTAAAACATTGGATACTTCCAGCAAATTCATATATAAATGATTCAGATGATACCTTCATTTCATTCTATGACATACCGAATGAACGGAAAGATGGTACATCTACAATTTATCAGGCGTATTCATTTTATATAGTCGGTGACGTGTTCAATGATGCATTCCTCATTGCTAAAAATCTGGGTTACGATTTGTTTACTACTTTAGACATTGGTAAGGATGTACCAAATCTAGAGAAGCAGAAGTTTCTTCCTGGAAGTTCTAGTGTTCATTATTACTTGTTTAATTGGTTACCTTCATCTACAATTTCACTGGAAGATGTGGAAGTCAAGTTACCTTGAGTCTCTAATCTATTCTTAATAAGTTTTACATACTCTTCGTTTATCTCAACACCCACAAAAGGGAGCCCAAGTTTCTGTGCGGCTATACATTCACTCCCAGATCCCGCGAATGGAACGAGTACGAACCCATTCTCTGGATCTTGTTTACAAGACTTTAGGAGTTTCTCACAAAGTTCTAGGGGTTTTTGGGTTGGGTGATCCACCCTTTCACCTTTACCACTACCACCCGCTAATGTGGAAATTTTGATGACATCCCGAGGTAGAGCACCCGCGGGGTGTGCTGTGTATGTAGTCGTCGTTTCACCGTTTGAGTACCTACCCTTTGTAGCTGGCCTTTTCTTACCCGCTGCACCCTTTACAAATCCATCTGTGTAGGGCTCTCTCACATCATCTCGGTGAAACACTTTGTTATCTTTCCATAAGACTATGATACTCTCATGGGACCTCTGCCAGAAGTTGAGTTTTGGAACCGTCTTATTTGTGTAATGCCACACAAGCCACCGTCGGTTTACATTTTGAGGGATACGAGCAAGAATGAGAGCTAGGATTTCACTGAACCCATAGATGAACATAGTTCCATCCTTTCTCAGAACCCGGAGACACCCCTCAATCCATTCGTCACACCACTTAAGATACTCATCCATGGGTTGTTTGTCACTTTTATTTCCAAAGTCCTTACCGATATTGTATGGAGGGTCAGCGATGACAATTTGTGCACTTTCGTCATTTAGAGTCCTAAGTACACCGAGGATGTCATCATTAATAATCTTTTCCATTGTTAATTACTCGTCTTAAAGTTTTAAGTGTATTTGGATACATGAAAGAATCACTTGTCAAAGTTTCCACATGGATTAATAATTTATGTCATGTTCACCTCCATATAGGAGTTCAACCGACACTTGAATCTTTTTTATGGAATGATTCAAACATGAATAACCTGGTTATGATGATTAAGAAGAATATTAAAACATTTCATACAGTGTTACGTCAGCCAATCACAGGTACTATTTGGGAAGAGATTTTGGCGAACTCATTCAGTGACATTGGTTACGCTACAACATGGAAGCCAGATAACTCTCACAAAATTGGTGAGGACATGAGAATTGTGGATTTTACCAAATCTCGCATTTCTTGTAAATCTGGAGTTCGCAAAAATAACCGGTCTCACAATTTGGGTCCATGTGTGGAATACAGTGGATCTCGTACAACAAGTTTCAAAACTTTAGAGGAAAAGTTGGAACATTTGAGCAAAAGTCATTACGATTATCAGTTCATGTTGTCAAAGAATGATAGGTTTGATGGGACATATAAACTCATTATAATCCGATCAGACATGTGTAACGTGACAGACTTGGAATGGGAACCTAATAAAAATGGTAACCCTAACGATTATGTGAGCAAAGTTGGTGGACCTTTCAAGGCTACTATAACTGGTTCAATGAGCGGACAATTGTGGGTAACGGTGCCCCTCAAAAGAGTTAGTCATATGTTTGATATCCAAACCTAAGTAAAAGAAATAAAACGTAAAAATCATAAGATGGAGGAAATCCGAAAAAACCACAACAACGCCAAGAGGGATCTGATCCAATCTGTCACTAGAGATGGAGATCAGATCCTAGACGTTGGTTGTGGGTTTGGAGGGGATCTTCAGAAGTGGCACAAGTGTGGTGCCAATATGAGTATGTGTGACCCGGAACCAGAAGCTCTCATAGAGGCCAAGTCACGTGCCAAGAATATGCATATGAGGGTGAACTTCTACGAGGGTGACATTCATAAGTGTCCGAATAGGAAGTATGATATCCTATGCTACAACTTTTCACTTCACTATATTTTCCAGACGAAGGAGAAGTTTTTCACATCAATCAGGGAAATCAAAAAGAGAATGAAACCTGGTGCGCGTCTCATTGGGATCATCCCAGATTCTGAGAAGATTATGTTTAGAACACCCCTTAAGGATGACATGGGTAATTTCTTCCTAATGAAGGACCATGGAAATGGGGGTTTTGGCGAGAAGTTATTTGTAAACCTGGTGGACACACCCTTCTATGCAGACGGACCACGTGCAGAACCGGTTGCGTACAAAGACCTTCTCGTGACTCATTTAGAAGAGTTGGGGTTCAAATTGGAGATGTGGGAGGGTCTCACCGGAAATCCAATTTCAGAACTGTATAGTAAATTTATATTTGTATATAAGAGATGATCGCGTTACTTGTACTCCTCATTATCAATGCGTATATACTCGCCATCACCCAGGAACCACAGGAGCTCGTTGAGGTCAAAGAGAAGTATGAAATTCTCAGGAAGCACATCACTGACACAGATCACCAAAAATTTCATATGTTGAAGAGATGTGTTCCCATCACCGGTGTGACCGCGATGAATGGTACAGTGGGATACAACACGAACAAAGGTGATGAGATTGTTGTGTGTTTGGGTGGTTCTCCGAATGAAATCTTCCACGTCCTCATCCACGAATTGGCTCACTGTACAGTTGAAGAGTATTCCCACTCGGATCAATATTGGGAAAACTACATAGAACTTCGGGACATATGTGTTGACCTCGGTATATACGAAAAGATACCAGATAAGACAAAGTTCTGTGGTCAGCACATACAGGATAAATAATCTTTATACATATCAAATGAAGACACCAATGAACGTTTTGTTAGTTGCGATTGGGTACTGGGTCGCTATTTATGGTGTTACCCAGGTACCAAACATTATTAACAACTATTATCTAAACCTGGTGTGGTTGACTATAGTGATTCCCAACGTGTTTCACATGATGGTGGGGCGTGTTCCCCAACTCGCGGTGGATCGCCAGTTCTTTTTCGCTACAAGTGTGATTGCACTGGTTCTCACTTACGTTTTTAACAGGTTATTCAAAAAGACTGGGGAAGATCTCAAAGAATACGGAACCGACAAGGGCAAGACACTTAAAACGAATGCCTTGCTCATGGGAATGTTGTCCTTGGGAGCTTTAATTACCTACTATTCGGGTTTAGATAAATCAATCTATTCTAATATGGGTTGGGAAAATCAGGGCTTCACGACGTAGTCCTTCACGAAGTAAAAGACAATAGCCGCAACTACACCGGTAGACGCAAGACCAACCATGCTCCTACTCCCCTGTTCGTTAAGGAACTTGGGAATAGAAGTCACCAACTTGTCTTGAACAGGCTTAGACACCGCGAGGGCAGCAGCGGCACCCGCAACGAGGGCGATCATTTGATCATCGGTGAGATTGAGGGGGTTCTTGCTCTCTGGCTTGGCCTGCTGCGCCTGGGGGGCAGCGTAAGCACCCTGAGGATTGGGGGCGGTCATCTGGGGCATCATACCCTGCATCTTGGGCTCATCCATCATCATCGGGGCATCCATCATAATATCGTTAATGGGAGTAGAATCCATCGTAGTCTCTTTACTTTGACTCACATTTTTTTCAGGTTGCGAAAACGCTTCCCGATTTGGTGGTGGAGGGGCAAAGTTTGTCGTTGGATTGTCATTTAAGGGTACCATTCCATCACCGTTGTCAGCGAGATTGAGAGTATTTATATCAGTAGACATCTGATATACTCATATGTTTTCTAGATATGTGAGTGACGCAGCCTGTCACTTCGTCTTTGTAATCTTGAGATTTGTCTTTTTGGTAGCCTTCTTAGCATCATCCTCTTTCTGTTGAAGATACTTGGGATTGAACATCTTTTTGTGAAGTTTCCAAAGGTCTGGACTTCCCACTCTAAAGTTTTTCCTTACGGTTGCTTTGTACCAGAAGACACAATCCTGAATCTTATTAGACTTTACAGTGTTATCCAGGACCAGGCATTCATAATTCTCAGTGCAGGCATCCATCACCTTACAAAACATATCAAAAGAGGGGAAGATACCGAAGAATGATTTGTACAACTTCTCTCTGTTCTGGATAATGTTTTCTCTCAAAATAAATACATAATCCACATTAGCTCGTAGTGCTGGTGGGAGGTCCATCACGTACTGCATGGTCAACATGAAGAAGATCTTCCAGTGCCTACCGTTCATAAAGCATTGTCGTATACACGTATCCTTGAGGAACTTTGAATCATACATACAGTCATCAAGGAGCATAAAAGCTCCGCAATTTGTTTTACCCGCACCTACCAATTTTCTTTGTCTGGCCATGACCCTCTCTATAGCGTCTCGGTCGTAGTCACCATAAATAAAGAGATCTGGTATGAAATCCGAATAAAAATGGTTACCCTCCTCTGTTCCCGAGAGTACTATACCAGCTGGAAGATGTTTCTTATGGTACATGATATCCTTGACTAGAGTTGACTTACCGGTGTTACGCTTACCAATAAATACACAAACCCTATCATCTGATATCGTCTCAGGTTTGAATTTCCTCAACTGAAGATTCATTCTACAGTAGTGTTTCGTTTTATTTAACAAAATTTTACTCACATACTATAGGAATGTCAGGTCGTTTGAGACTTGCCGCCACTGGAGTCCAAGACCAATGGCTCACAGGAGATCCACAGTTTTCATATTTCCTGATGAACTTTAGGAGACATACAAAGTTTGCCATAGATTACGTTGAAACACAATTTGATGGCACTGATTTGGATTTTGGAAAGACTCTCCATTATAGGATACCGAATGATAAAGGTGACGTTATAAGAAATATGACACTAAAAGTCACACTGGATGACCCCTCACCTGGAGGTGATGAATGGTCTCCTTCTATTATTTCACACCTGGTTGAGAGTGCTGAGCTCCTTATAGGTGGCCAGACCATACAAAAGATAACAGGAGAATTCATCTATATGCATCAGCAGCTCCATAATACCGACGATGATACTGATCAGACTGTTTACTTCCTAAATGGTCATGGTGAACTCTTGAGTTATACGGGTAACAATACCTATTTTATGGATCTCCCGTTTTACTTTTACCGCAACCCAAGTCTTGCCATTCCAACTTGTGCACTCACGAAACAACTCGTTGAAGTTAAACTTAAATTGAGACCTCTCACAGAACTTATTGAAGGTGGTGCATCTGTGGGTGTCTCTGCGAATCTCATAAAGTGTTCCGTAGACACGGAGTTTGCATTTCTCACAGATAGGGAACGTAAATATCTTATGACTAGACCAATTGATTATGTCATCACACAGGTACAAATGTCTAGTTTTATCATGAAACCCGGTGAGAATACTAAATCTGTGATGCTCAACTTTTCCCATCCAGTGAGGGAACTTTTCTTCGTCTCCCAATCCGAAGAGGCGGTGAGAGACAATCACCCAAATAGGTACAACAAACTTTTGAATGTTAAACTAAAATTCAACAATGAAACAGTCTTTGATAGAGACCACAAGTTTCTCGTATATGAACAAGCCCTAAAGCATCATATAAGTCCTCCAGAATACGTAGCTGGTACGAACTACAAACAATCAGAGTTTGGTATGTATAGTTTCGCACTTAATCCAGAAGTACATTACCCAACTGGACAAGTGAACATGAGTCGTATATTCCACAAACTTCTTACAGTTCAGATTGATCCCATAAATGCAGTTGATAATAACAATACACGAGTGTATGCAGTCAACTACAACATACTTCGTATAAATGGTGGTTTAGCAGGTTTAAAATTTTAGATTGTTATAGTAGTAATGGCTGGCCGCGTACAGCTCCTGGCATCTGGAGCCCAAGACAGGTTCTTTACGATGGATCCAGACTATACATACTTTTTGCAAAGTTTCAGAAAACATACAAACTTTGCAAGAGAATATGTGAACATAGACGCAGAGAATGCAGTTGATTTTGGGGGTAAAGCGAGATTTAGAGTTGCTCAAAATACTGGAG